GTCGTTTAGCGTTGCGTATTTGACTGTACCGAAGTCGATTGCAGCAACATCTTTTCTTTGTTTACGAAGATTTCGCAAAGATGTTTCCGTTTGAACGTTGAAGCCTTGATCGGTGGAAAGGTCGGGGACAGACGTGGCGACTACCGGATCGGGATCAGTGACCGGATCGGGAGCCGGACCGGGTGCGGGCTGCTGTGCAGCGGGCGTATCAACGGTGTGATACCAGTTAATCCACTTATCGTACGTTTGTGCCATCGTTATTTGCCTTTATTACCGCTGCTTGGTTATCCTTCAATTTCAGAAGGGTTTCCAGTAAAACCAGCTTCCCCTGCAACTGGCGTAGCTCCGACTCCGATTGTGCCACCGTTAGGGCTTGCACCGTTAGACTCTTGAGATTGGTCAGATACTCCCTCAGACCCTCCCATGCCTTGTCGTTGTTGATCAGCGGGGCCACCAGCCTCGCCTGTTCCTTGTTCAACATTTGCCATCATCCCTTGAAGCATTTGAGCGTATACTTGCGCTTCGTTAATGTCGTTTACTAAGCTCTCCGGGTCGATATCTTGAGATATAGCCAACTCTCGCATAAGATTCGGGATCTTGATGAACGGGGCCAGCATGGGGTTGGCTACAGTCTGCAAAAGTCCAGTGAGACGCTGGCTGCGTACTTCTTTTTGCATCACTGACGCTACGCCGCGAGGTTTGATCTCAAGATCGCCACCAATGTCATCCATACTTTCGTTAAACTGCATGTTCCACTGGTAGTACGCTTCTCCCATCGGCTTCAAGAGATGGTCGTCTACGTTCTTAATGACGGTCTTCATGGAAAGGCTTGCACCTCCCATGAGCATAGACAGACCTGCTGCTGTACGGCCTGTGCCTGTCACGCCCGTCTGACCGTGCATGATCGAGGGCAAACCTGTCTCCTCATCAGCAAGCTGGCGACTGATCTGATACATCTGAATGTTTTCCGGTGCCGTATTCGGAAACTTCAAGCCGTTGATTGCAGTGCCGGTCACACCCGACTGGCGTCGGAAAATCTTACCGGGGAAGATGTCCATGTTCTGTCCGGGGACAAGAGAGGCTTCATCCACGTCAAATACAAGATTGCCCGCGAGAGCGAGATTGTCGATTGCCATACGAACGTGACCGTTCATCAGCATCTGTGCGTCTTCCATGTTCTCTGCAATACCAACGCCCCAAATCTGATACGGATTGATCTCGTACGGCAAAGCAAAGAACGGCACACGCGCAGGAGTAAAGGGGTTGACTACACAGCGAAGAACTTTGTCGCCGCAAATCCACGCATTGATTTGAAGTTGCGTGAGGTTGTCCGGGATGTCTTCCATGCCGATCTGATAGGCCATGTCAGCATCCAGTACGCCCCAGTATTCCATAACCTCGTAGCGAGATTCGTTGTAGTACGCCTCAGTCTCGTCCTCTCTGATCGTATCTTCAAAGTATTTATCGACGTAGTTTGGACCGGAGGCGATAGCTTCTTCGATGGCTTCTGACCGGAAGTACGGCATAAGAAGCAGACTGCGAAGCTGCTGCTGATTCATGCGATGACGTTGAATGACGTATTCGCAATCTTCAATGCTTGTTGCTGCAGGGTCGGGGTAGAAGTCCCAAACAGACACGTGTTCGATGCGAGGAACAACTTTCTCTAGCGGATCGTATTCGCGCTCACCATCATCGCCTTTTACCCAGCGATGAACTCGCTTGTACATGTTAAGCGGACCTTTTATGACGCCTGTACCAAGAAGTGCGGCCTCAAAAATACTTTTCCGAATAACAGTGACGGCGTTAGTATCCACGAGTTGATCGTGAATAATCTTCTCTGTTCTTAGTGCAGACTCTTGAGCCGGGGAGAACTGAGGCTCCCCCATGCGGCTCGGACCCTCTACAACGGGTGCGTTTGCAAAGTCGTTCTTGTACGCCCCGAGAAAGTCTTTTGATTCTTCTGCTTGCAACGCGCCCGGAAGAAGCTGGCGACCATCCCCCTCAAAGCCATACGGGTCTTGAGGTGTTTCGGGATTAACAATATCGTCCACCGGAGTCTTCATGTGGGCGAACTCTGCCACACCTTCGGGGACAGGAGTAGACTCTACAACCAGCGGAAACTTTTTGTTGGCAAAGAGAATGTCAACAATTTGCCCGTATGCGGCAAGAACTTTAGTCTTCGTGATCTTGATAAAAACTTTCGAACGCTCAGAATCGCGATACTGAGTGGACGAATCGTAAATACCACGAAAATTTTTGTAAGCCTGTAGCCAGCGTTGTTCGTACGCATAGCGACCGTTCTCTGAATCTTCAAATTTCTTTTTGACGTGTACGGCCAAATTTGAAAATTGATCTTCGGGAGAAGCGATATCTACCGGCTCGTCATCCGCAGGTTCTAGAAACCTATCTTCCATGAGGGGTATCCCTTAGTAATCGCGCTCTTCGGCCATCCGCATGACAGAAGGATCGACAGTAGTTTTTGTCTGCTTCTTGGGCATGTCTTCGGTCAGAACGTCAGTTTTTGCGCGAGTGTCAAACTCAAGACCTTCGCGGTAAAGCTGGTCAGCACCCATCTGATCGTCTACAGAAGTAGTGCAAGCGGCGTTGATGTAAGAAGCGCCGTAGTTGTAGTTATTGTTTGGCATTGGAGTCTCCTCAAGTGTTTTCTATGGAAAACGAGTTTCTATTGCCTCGTTCATAGCATTGCGTTGTTTGCGTCTGTTTATAATCGACTGAAAAGTCATTTCGTCAGTGGATGTTTGACGAGTAACTCTCTGTCCAAGATCTTGATCCAAAGAGAATGTCGGGGCGTCTGATCCCCCAACTTCAGTAATCGGTTCGCGGGACATTAGTTCTTTTTCTACGCCGATATCTCCCGTCCTGCGGGCAACGTCTAGCTGCATTTGCTCTTCGACGTTAAGCTGCTGTGCCCCTGCGCCAGCGGACGGAGACGCTGATTCCGCAGCGACAATAGCTGCGATTGCTGCGGGAGCGAGAGGGCCAGTTCCAGCCGCCATAGGCAACGCTGCCTTCAGAGCAGATCGCGCCCCGACTTCAGTCCCCATCTCTACTGCCATCGGCACTGCCGCTTCCGCAGGATCTGTCATGAGGGCAGTTACACCTGCCGCTCCGGCCAACATTCCCGCCCCTGTTTTTACTGTTTTGCTCGAAACGGCGCTGTTAAGAGCTTCCGCCATCTGAGAAAGACTAAGGGATTTTTTAGCTGCTGGTGCGGGAGTATCTGCATCAAATTCCGGCTCTGCAGGAAGAGCGATGTTCGACGGAAGAGATGCGCCGGGAATTCTTACCTCGCCCATTTCCGCGACATTTATTGTGGGCATATCAGCTAGTCTGTTAGTCTTTAGGCTTGATTCAAGAATATCCTCACGAGGATCGAATATAATGCCCTTATTTAGACCCGCCCCTTCAACGCCGGATGCTCGTGCAAACACTTCGAGGATAGCGTTGTGAAGTGCAATGTGTGGTCCAAGCTGCTGCGCTGTGAAAAATCCAAAAGGCTTGGCAATATACTTAGGCTCTTCGCCGCCCCCAGCTTCTTTGATTGCCCGTGCCTTCATTTCTCCGCCGGTTTGAGGAGAAAATCCAAGCATGTTTACGAAGGTAGCATGTCCTCTGCGAAGGTCGTATGCTGCGGTGAGATTGTCAAACTTCTCGCCTGTGCGGGCATCTTCTAGAATGCCGGGAACAGTGATGCTTTTGAGAACGCGAGACAGTGAACCCTTCGGGAGAGGTTTTCCGTCATTCCCGACAAACATGAGGTCCGGAACTTCTTTATTGCCGAAGCGCGAATTGTTACTTTCAATTGCACTGTTTAGCATAGACTCTACGTGCGGGCTGAGAGGGATGGACATGGCTTCATCCATCTTTGCCAAGTCAGCCGGAAGAAACAAACCCTTCGATACGCTGCCTTCGTCAGCCGGACGAATTGTGTCTTTCATGGGCATCTGAAGTATCTCTTTCGGACGGAAGCCGAGATACATCTGCGTCATGAGAGCGCGAACTACAGGGACATCTTTCGGATTTTGACGGGCATGCTCTACGAGGCCCATCATCAATTCACCGTATTTCGCAGGATTGATGCGAAGCTTCTTAGAGCGGGGTTGACCCTTTGCCGGTTCTACGACAGTATCAGTGAGCTTTGGAAATCCATTTGTGTCATCAGCATAGTCGCCCATACGGTCGAGTCGTTTTAGCTGATTTACTACATTTTCTTCGAGAAGCTTAACGGCAGAAAATGCCTTCTTTGCTCCTCCCGGACCTACACCCTTCGCAGCTTGCTGATCAAAATACTGTTGAAGTGGATTATTCTCGTCCCGTGCCGCCTCGAAAAACTCGATGGCGGGCTTGTCCATATACGCTTTGAATTCGGGGGCAGACAGACTTCCGACAAAATTTGAGACGTTGCGCTTTCTGTCTCGTGCGTACAGTTCCATCAAATCACGCAAACTGATCTGAGACGGATCGAACTTTGTATTTATCAGATTCTTTGACATCTAGTTAGTATCCGAAAGTCTCATCTTGAACTTGATATACTTGGTTCTTGATTGCGCCGAGTTGTTGATGTATAGATGCGTATCCGCTCATGCGGGTCATCATCATGTAGCGAAGGGCGTCGTAGGCGTGATCTTCTGCTTTTGTATCGACATCCTCACTGTTTGTTTTTGACAGGGGGATACCGGAAAGCTGTTTTATGATATTTGAACACGAGGAAAAAATACGAAGACGGGGTTCACCGGAATACGGCTCTTTTGCAAGCCGACGGTGAACTTCCATCTTTCCTTGAATCCTGTTTCGATCCGAGGGCGTCCAACGAACACCTTGACGCATCATTACTTCTGCGATAGAAGGACCGAATCCTGTCTTGTTCCAGCATGAGGAGTCCAAAACAGTGTAGTGAGGCAGCGGGTCCAGTTGTTCCGCTTCTAATATTTTATCAGCCAGTTCTTCGGCTGTCAAGTGCTTTTCGTATAATTCTCTGTATATCCAAATGTTATTATCCCAGTCGATTGCGCCCCAAAGGACACAAGAGGGGGCAGCGTAGCCGTAGTCGGCTGCACGGATACGAGGCCAGTTAGTAGGCAGGTCAAACGACTCGACTACGTGAAGGCTTCGTGAGAATTCGGGGAAGGCCGCTCCCTCCGCCACGTCCCAATCCCCGTCAAGAAGCCGCTTCCGCTCGACTTCCGGGAGCGATCTGAGCATCGCCTCGTACTGGCCGTCTGCAATCAGATAGGGATTGTCAGTCAGCCGCGCCGGTACAAATTTGCGGTAGAAGAGCGGCTGACCTGCTTTTTCGTGGCCGTCGGGCCACAGAAACGGGCGCATAGTATCGATGTCAAAAGCAGCGTACGGCTTGTTAGGCTCGATACCATCGATATACATTTTTTTGACCCACCAGCCGCCGACACCACCGGGGTTAGCTGTGCAGCGCATGTACAAGTTTTGCTGCAACTCGGGATCAGTAGAACGGAGACGAGAGCGAAGGTAATCCCAAACGTACGGTGTGGGGTATTGCGTTATCTCGTCGATACCTATCCAGTTGAACGCTTGACCTTGAAAACGTGTTACGTCTTTGTCTCTGTCAAGATAGGTGAACCAAATTGTTGCCCCGGATGGAAACACCCACGTGGACTTTGACTCTCTGAACTTCGCGCCCGGAAAAGCTTTGGGGTAAAGCTGGCGCGACTTGTCGATCAGTTCTGTTAGTTCGTCGAGTGTACGACGTAAAAGAAGACCGCGATGATTAGGATTGTGACAATAACGTAGCGGATCAGCAAGAAGTGCAAAGCTTTTTCCGCCACCCGCAGCACCTCCGTATAGTACGTCTCGTTCACCTGCGCTAAGAAACTCCGTTTGCGGACCTTCATTCGGCTGAAACACCACTTCGCTTTCGCCGACAAGCTCCGACACTGCTGCAGGTAAATCAGATAGATCCCCAAGATCGATTGTGGCAGATTCAGCGCCGACAAGGGCTTTTTCAACTTTGCCCACTGTTTTTTCAAGCTCTCGTGCATAGTATCTTTTATCCGCTGCTTGTTGGCTGGACTTTGCGGCTCTTGTTTTAGCCGATCTGAGACGGCCCTGCGCCGCACGTCTCGCACGTTCCTTTGTAGAAAGTTGATATGTGGCTTTTGGCGCATTCGGGTCTTTTTTGGGTCTACCGCGCTTTTTCGGCGCAGGTTGATTATCCATCGATTATGACTTCATTCTTTGGCGGCAACAGGACTACGCCGTGGACAGCCGTTACGTTGTGGTTCACCTGTTCAGCGGCTTTGACACCAACGCGAGAAAGCAGTGATTCGGCAGCTTTGAGACGCAGATCGTCACCTCGTTCGGGGGCGGGGTTATCAATAGTGTCAACCAGTCTGTTTGCGGCTTTGAGGGCGTTAATAGAAAGGATGTCTTTTGTGCGTTCTACGATCTCATCGGCCAAATGTTTACGCAACCAGCCAGCAGATCCACGGGAGTACCCCGCATCTACCGCTGCAGCAGCGACTTGACCACCGTTTTCAAACAGTAAGTCAAGAAATTTCTGCTGTTGAGGCGTAATTTCACGCTCTTTTTTCCGCTGTTGGGGTAAAAGATTCATAGTATTTGCCAAATCAGTGAGGTGTAGGTCGATGTCCCGCTGTAGCCGCGCTCTTTCTCTGAAAAAACAGTGGGTGTGGGAAGATGTTCTAATGTGTGGGACGAACCTACGCCTATATTATGGGCATACGGCTTACTTTTGTCAACAAAAAAAATTTTAAGGCTTGACAATTTCGAAATTCGACTGTATGATGAGGGTACTACCCGCTGGGAAATAACTATACACCCCCTCCCCGCAGCTATTCCACCGCAAATCTACACGAGATATCCACTGGGCACTGTTTTGGGTGCCCTTTTTTTTGTTGGGGAGGGTACTGGGGCACTGTTTTGACCCATATCGATAACTCCATTTCCATAAATTGCTGGCGGTGTTGCTAGACCTAATACTAGGGGGGTGGGGTGGCCCTCGCCCACACGCGCACAAGGGAAAATATATATTTTTTTAGGTTTGTCCCTTACATCGGCGAAATAAACAAAGCCCAGAATCCCCATCCCAACCTCAAACCACCCCACAAACAAGTGCCCCGCGCTCGATCGCGCACCCACGACAGCAGTTTGTCATATCGGATTTATAAAAGGATGGCCGTCGGTTTCATGTTTCATAGCATCCCCCACTGGCCTGTTATCTTTTCCCGGCAAGGGCTTAGACATTTAACCGCCACCCGCCC